CTTCCGATCTGGGGAAAATGCTAATACATTAGTGTTTCGATCTGGCAATCTAGTCCTTACTGAAATCCAGTTATTAAGAGTTGCTGAACTACTGACATCCACCATTTTGCTGACATCGACAATATGCTCGCAAGTATCCGGCATCACCTTGCTGACGCCAGCAAGCTGATCCTTTATCTCCTCCATCCTAACCTCAGCCTCCTCTAGTGCTGCGTGTGCGTGCTCCTGTGCTGCTTTGTAGCCAGCGAGAAAGGCTTTGCGACAAGGCTCTGTGGGTAAGTAATGCATTAGCGGGATAGCCTCCAAAGTTGTTGTGTATTCCTCCGCCATCTCTTCAGGTGTTTTGCTCATACCTTCTTCCCTTCCACCATAGTCTCTCCGTACGCCTTGCCAGCCTCATAGCCTGAGTCCCAGCTATCTTTTGCCAGCTCCATAGCCTCGGTAAACCCACCGATGAACGCCTTAATCTCACCAATAGGAGGGCCAAGAACTCCAGCCGTTAAACTGTTTTGCTTAATCCACTTCTCTGCTAACTCTTCAATCGCTTTTATTCTGTCCATATCTACGGCCAATCATTATAAACAACTACACCACCACGCTCCCAATCAAGAACCTCAACAGCGTTCACGTTAGGAAGTAACAAGATAGACAAGGCTAAAGCTTTCGGATTTAAGTCCTGATTCTTGTGCGCCTCTGCCTCTACATCGCTGATGCCCTGAGTAGCGTGCTCGTAGTCCTCTGTCTGCTGCCGCCATACACGGACGACATACTTGGGTAAGCTCACCCTTATCATCTGCTCAACTAATATGCTCATCTCACCCCCGCAATAAACCCACCAACCAACACCCCTAGCAAGAACGTAGCGTATGCAATCATGCAACTCATATCTCATCTCCTAGTTGTCTTAGGTCGCAAAGGAACCCTTCAGCCCTCTGCGCATCCAAAGTTTTCAGACAGCGAATCGCATACAGCGCGAACTTGTGCTTGCCTATATACCAAGCCTCGAGCCTTCGCTCATAAGCCGGGGCAGTTTCCTTTGCATCTTTCCCTTTTGGACCGCGCCTAAGCTGGTCCAGTGTGTATTCAATCGCTGATACGATTCGCCTGTACTGTTCGCTCACTTAACTCTCCTTACCTTATAGCTATCTAACCTGTCATCCACGTTACGAATCTCTCGTAACAACTTATCTATCTGCCTGTCCTTAATTCGGTGAGCAAAATACCCAGCGACGTGCCCGACACCATGAAAACAGATTGATAGTGTGAGCGAGAAAATTATCATTGATTGCCAGTCCATAGTCCCTCCATGTTAAAGGCCGCTTGAGTCTAACAATCGACTCTTAAAGGGGAACGGCCCGCTCCCTAACATCACACTTGGGGTACTACATTAAGTGCCGTTTGTTTAAGGATGAACGGCGCACCCTCTTCTTACGCTTTCTTATCCAACACCGCTTGAAGCTCTTTCACTGGCGCACTCTTTGGCCTGGGAAGCATCACTCCCTGTTGCAATACAGCCTTACGCGCCGTGTTTAATACATCAGCAAACTTCTCTCCCTCCTCCAGCACTACAAGTATCCCGATGGATTCTGTCTCGTAATTGCCCAGGTTAAATTTGCGCTCGTAGTACACCTCTTGTGTTTTCATATATTCACCGACTCCTGAAACTCATAAAGGTCATCCTCAGTCAGCGTCACTGGAGTCGCCTGCTGCTTAATGAGCATCGCCGTTTGAATGTTGTTCCAGCCGTTTGACTGAGTAACTACAATCGAGAAGTCGCGCCCGACCAGCCCATTAACAAACTGCCACATCTTGTCCGGGTCATTCTGTATCGCTGAGGTGAACGCATCTCCACATGCAGTCTTTAAAAACTTCACGATGAAGGCAGTATCCGCACAGCTAGGAGTAAAGAAGGCGGCAACCTCTGCATCCTGACCAGGAACGTAGAAGGAGAACAGAACTTTATCCCGCTTCTCTTGTGTCTTTTTGTCCGTTACTTGAACAACCTTTACGCCGACCAAGCTAGCCGGATAGATGCCCGCATCAATTACCTTGCGCTCCCTGCGCGTTCTACTAAAGGGATTCTTCTGCTGTTCCATACTCTTCCTCCATATCCGTTAGTCCATATTTGGGAATCGAAATATCTTCGATCCCGTCCGTATATCCAGGCCAGACATCGGTGCGCGAACACTCCGCATACCTTCTAAGCAAAGCTTGGTTCTCCGACCTGGATAGTTTAATTGCCTCGTCCGAGAGGCGGTACAGCCCAATAGAGTAGGGGGGCTCTTTCTCCACTGCGATGAATACGAAGTGGTATGCTGACTCGTTGTGCGCTCGCAAGGAATCCAAGTACCAGGCTGCTTGTCGATTGTAGCCGTACGCGTACAGCTTGCGACCAAACCCTTGAGGGCTAGCGTCGATAGTTGTCTTGATATCAATGACTGTACCTATCCGCTCGTTATACGCATCAAGCCTAGCCTTGCAGAGCACTCCGGTAGCGTCGTCCTTCCACTGAACCGACAACTCCATCAGCGCTCCATCAAGTAAGCGCATTGCATGTCGGTTGCTACGCACCTCGGTTGCTATCTCTAGCGCCTTGTTGAAGTCTGCCGCCTTGAGGATAGTCTTGTCTGGGTTGGCGGAAACGATAGTTGCGTACTCCTCACGACCCTTAGTGGTGCGCCTGTCAATATCTGGCAAGCACAAGAACTCATCGTTAAATAGTTCCGGTTGGAGCACGGCAGTATGAATCGCTCGACCAATCGCCAGGGTATCGGTGTCCTCTCGGGCAACAGCCAGTGCGTGCTTAAACTTTTGCGGACACTTCTTTAGCATCCCCAGCTTGCTCTGGTTCAGACCTTCCATTGTTGTGTAATCAACAAAGCTCTTATTCTCGTAAATCATTGCGCGCACCACGGACAAACGGCCATCAACTCTTCACTACCCTCTGGTACGGGCACACGACCGCACTGCTGACAGTCAACCCACGCGGTATAAGTAGGGGGCACAATATCCTGCTCAACCAACAGCTTCTCAGCTAGCGCCTTGATGGACTGCTTCTTATTCTCCTCTGGCACATGAATCGAAAGATCCCTCAAGTCGTCCTCGATAATGGAGCGCGCCATATCAAGCGCCAACCCCCACGCCTCCTCTCGACGCCGCGTTCCCTTAGCCACTAACTCCTCCATCGCTGGCCCCCTATACCCTTGCGTTCTAGCCACCATCCACAGGTACTCATCGGTAGTTTTGAACCGCTGCCACTCATCTACCGTAAGCACGTTGCTTAAATGTTCGAGCGCTCTTAGTGTGTCCACCTTGTGCTCTCCACTAGCTGCTGCCTATCAAGCTTTCGCTGATTCGTCTGAGCTACTATCTCGCACTCGCGGTACGTGCCGATAAACATCGGTATCCAATCGAACATATCGCGCGGCTTACTCGAGAACCTGCGACGGTTACTCTCCAGTGCTTCATCCAACAACTGAATGTGAAAACAACCCTGACTAGGGCTCCACTCCAACACAAACATCTCTTTCATATATTTACCTCCCAAGCGTCGTTTATTTCCTTGTACGAAAGGCCGGTCTGTCTTGCCACGTCACGGCGAGTAGCACCCTGAGCCTTTAAGTCTCTAACAACATCAGTCTGAGCGCCGTTTAGCGGGCTCCACATCCACCGAGAAACCTGATCATCATCCTCGGCATAAGTCACCAGCATGTTCTGCGCGTCGCTTCGCTTAACATCCCTGGTCTTTTTAAAGCGCCACTCAAATTCAGTGCCACGCACCGGCCTCGAGGAAAGGGGAAGCCTCAGCTCAATGTTAGTGTCTAGCCAGTTCTCCTTAACACTGGTCCCTAGCTGAGCGCCCGACTTGCCAGTGTGGTGAACCACTATGACCGTCCGTCCCGTATCCCGTAGCGCGTGAAACCAGGGAAGGATTCGCTCCCACTGCCGAACATCGTCGTCCCTGCTGTGCATGGGAAACACACAGCTCAAAAGATTATCGAAAATAACTACGTCAGAGTTTCCTATAGCCTCGTTGTATTTCTTCTGGTCCGCAGGGTCGCTAATGTTCCAGAGTCTAGGCCCACAATGGTCCTTGCTAAGCACCCGAAAGAAATCTCCTCGAGGAGAGTGCGCGGCCTCTGCCTGTATCGCCTTAAACCTACGCTTGATAGCCGCTAGACCCAGCTCCCCGTCCACGTACAGCACGCGCTTAGGGCTAAGCACCGGCCACTGTAGCCAAACACCTCCAGCCGATATTGTGTGAGCCAACTTCATGCACACGTACGTCTTACCGATACCCGTACCGCCATACACCATCACCAGATTGTGAGTGCAGATAGTTGGGCCCCAGATAGAGGAGGGGTCTGTAGTCTCCAGGTCTAGTAGCTCGTTAGCGTTTAACGGTTTCACTAGCGACCCCCGCTCATAGCCCGGTCAATTACCCAGGTCTTGTAATACCCAGGCCCGTGCGACGGATGCTCAAACCATTCGTAGCCATCAGCTACGCGCATCGAGTGCCAGTTGTTTAGTGTACGAAAATGATTCTTGTACTTGGCCCACCGCCTGGGATACTCCTCCGCGTAGGCTTCAGCCTTCTCGCACCAGTACAGGGCACACGTCTCGCCCAGCTTCGTTTTGAATACTTGCCACTCGGGTTCTGTCATGTAGACTGAACCAGGCTCATCAGGAAAAGGGACGGATATCAGGTCGTCATCCCTCTGTTGCGCTCTCCCCATATAACCCCCGCTTGCTAGTCAGGGACGGGGACCAAAGTAATTATCAGTCAATAATTGACCGATAAGTAAAGCTGTCGTTCAGATTGTGAACGATAACTATCTAGGCCCACCGTCCGATTAAGATTGGAACGGCCAACAACAAACAGAAACTACCAGATCCGTACACCTACCGCAACAACTATTTTTACAACACTATCTGTGACAACTAATACTCGAGGTCCTTACTTGCGGACTCATCAGCTTCGACGCGCTTCTTGTCGTAGCGCTCCACCATCTGCACACTTGCGTGACGAGACAACTCCTGCACTGCGCGGTGATCCTTGCCCTGGTCTAATAGCTGGGTGATAGCTGTAACTCTGGCACAGTGTGGCGTGAAGTCCTCTCCGATATCATGCTCGCGGCAGATTGCTTTCCACCACCTATAGATCCCGCTGTCAGTTAGTGGGTGAGCGTCGCCCTTTACGTCGTAGCGCACGATTAAATGGTCCTTACTTGATGCCCCATCTTTATGCCTTAGCGATAACCACGCAGTCACATTAGCCGCCGCCCATCTTGGGAGAGACACCGACTGCGCTTTTTGCGCTTTGGTTTTTAGGATAGCGATAACGGTTGTGCCCTTCTCAGTCCTGCGAACGTCTCCGATCCTGATGTTAATCACCTCCGACCGCCTGAGGGCAGCGCCAAAAAACAGGGAGAGGATAGCAAGGTCCTGCTTCTCTTCTTTAGTGCGCGGTGTCCAGGTAAGGAGAGCCTTAACCTTCTCGGTTGGTACTCTTCTATGTGGCCTACGCTCGCCGGCATCCTGTTGTTTAAGTTCCTTTAGTACACGGACAAACGGGTTAGCCTCGACTGCGCCTTGAGCTATTAGCTCATCGTAAATCGATTTTAAGATAGCGCAGTGGTGTCGGAGGGTAGAGCTTGAGACTGTCCCGTGCCGCTCATCCTGAGCCCGTCTAGTAGCTAGCTGATTACAGTAGTCGAGAGCATCTGAATGCTTTGCACGAATCCACCTTGCTCCGGCTCGCTCATCATCTAAGCTGGTGCCCAGATACTTGCTCCATGCCCGCGCTCTGTTTAGGTATTGCCTTCTAGTGTTCGCTGGTTTCAGTGTAAGCCAGCGCTCGAGCGCTTTTGCTACATTTGGCCTGTCGAGTGGCGCTTTTAATTGTAATATCTTTGCCATAATCTTGCCCCCGATCCCAGGAGGTACTAGACTGCGGCCTAGAGACCCCCGGGTTTCTCACTTTGATTGCTAGTCAGGTGTGGGGGTAGGCCCTTAAAAGCCTATCCCCTTTTTGTTATTGCCAGAACTTTAGCGGCGTACTGGATAGACTCCCGGCATCTGTTGATGCACTTAGGTCCACCGTTATACGCCTGTAACGCTCTGTTCACGTCTCGATGCTCATCTAATTCCTCTCGTAATATCTGCGCGCCGCATCGCAGGTTAGCCGTCACATCCCATAATGTTTCAGCACTCCTCAATCCGCAGCGCTTATGATTGTATGGCATGACTTGAGCGATCCCCCGAGCACCTACCGGACTAAGAGCTTTGGGATTCCCTCCGCTCTCCACCCGTATCAGCGCCCGAAATAGGGACCGCTCTAAGCCAAACTCCCTTGCCACTCGGTCGATCTCTCGCTCGATAATCTGCCGTGTAGGTGTAGGCTTTGCGCCTAGCATCCGGGCGACATGATATCTCACCACCGATCCTTCCGATGGGGTCAGCGAATAGGCCAAAAAAAGGAGGGCAACGGCAACGCCGCCACCCCCCTGGGTTTTCTGACCCATACTACCGTTTAGGTTTAGCAGATTGCTGGATAGATGCGACTGGGTCGTTTCCTAAAACGTACACCTGCGTTCCCACCCAAACAGTAACCGCCCCTACAACCACGAAGAGGTGGAGTAAACTCGTCACAATCCCGTGCACTGTGAATAAATTTCCTTTTATTTGATCGAACATAACCCTCCAAAAGTTTCCTACTTAGCCGGTAATTCTGCATCAACCTTGCCGCAATCCGTGAAATAACACTTCAGCGGTACGTTCTGCCGGTATGTGCGAGACGACTCCGACTTCTCATCGATGCTAGCGATCCAGGCTTTACCCCCGACCTCTAAGCCACTGCACCCAGTAAGCACGCTTAAACCTAATACTAACGCGATCATTCTCTTCATGGTTTCCACCTTGTTTTCTAGTCAGTTATAGAAACAAACCTTCAAGAATAAGCCCCAGCTTTTCAGTTGGGATCTCCTTCAAGGTCCGCGGCACAGTCGCCAGCATGTCCACCTTTAGGTCAACATCCCAGCAGTGTTCCGCTTTGGTCACTCGCACCTGGACCAGACCGCCTAACACGGGAACATAAAACAACATGCCCCCGTCACAGCTCTCCACTCCCTTTGCGCGTAACCTCGTCATCATCTCGTCGCCACCCATAGCGGCTAGAGCCTCCTTTGCTTGGTCCAATTTACTACTACTCATATGCACCTCACTTTAGGCGGGCAAACATCACCCGATACAACGCCCCCATCGGAGGCGCTGCGTCGGTTGTAGTTGCTTCCGATCCTGGGGTTAGTCCTCACCCTTTTCGCCGAACTTCACATTCAGAATGAAGTCAGCAGCCTTTTGCGCTTGTGCGCTTGCCTGCACCAGAAGCTTTGGATCATTCTTCAGGGCTTTGATCCAGCCTTGAAGGTAGGCAATCGAGTTGTCTTCTTGTGTCGCCTGAATACCGGCCACGCCGGAGAGATACGAGGCCCCTAACTCCGCGACCAACTCCTCTTTTGCGTACGGTTCCGATCCGAACTTAGCGAGAACGGCGTCCCCTTTGAGGCGTCCTAGTCTCGACTCATGCCCGGTCGCGTGCGTCAACTCGTGGAACAGAACGTGATAGTAGCTAGGCGCGTCGTGAAACATCTCCTTTTTGGGCATGTTCACATAGTCGAATCGGGGCATGTAGAAAGCCTCGTTTCTCTCGTGCCGGATCTCCGGGCGCTTCGGCATGGCTTTGATTACCTGCTCGCAAGCTTCTAAGCTTTGATCAGTATTCATGCACTTGGATTCGCTCGCAGGAGCCTCAATACCTTCGCACTGTTCAAGATTAAAAACGGTATAGTATTTGAGAACCGGAACGGTTTTGTCTTCGCCTGTTAACTTGTCTTTAGTCTCAAACCAATTCCAATAGATTACCGGCCATCCTTTTTCCCCCTTGCGAACCGATCCGCCTAGCTCTTTTGCTTGCTTGAATGTTAGCCAATAGGGGCTTGAGAATGGTGCCATGTTGAGCAGCCAGACGTTTGAGCCTCGATAGTGTTTCTTGCTGACTAGGTTACGAGCGAACCCGTCAATCCAAGGTTTATGCCAAGGCAGTCTCCCTTCGGTTTCTATTCGCTCAATAATACGCTCGGTGATTATCTCGTAGACTGTCGCCTTGTCACCCTTGGCGCTTGTGGTATTGTTGTCGGAACTCATACGATTGACTCCTATTTAGTCAGTTGTTTGGGACGTCCCTTGCTTGGCGTTGCCGCGCCTTGCAGGGGTTTTTATTTCGGGTTACTCACCCAGTGACCACCCCCTCGGGGATGGTCGAGCGTGAGTCGCTTCCGATCTTGGGGTTAGTCTTCTAAAACCTCGTAGCCTAGCCGCTTGGCAGTCTCAATAGCCTCGTCGCGATTCAGGAACCGAACGTACCGAGTCACGTTAGTACCAAACACGCCCCCCTCTTTAGCGTCACACCAATACCACCGCTCGCTAGGTCTCGGTTCCTTGCGTACTAGCACCGTTCGATCCCCATAGCGGTCTGCGCTGATCGGCGTGGCTGTTTCTATCTCACCCCGTAGCCAATCCGTTAGCTCGTTAGCTACGGCCTTGAGTGTCTCAGCATCGACTACATTGTTATGATCGAGGTAGCTTTCGATCAGGTGGCAACCATCGCGCCACTCGTCAAGCGTGCAGTTGTTCCGCTCGTTGTTATCAATCGCCCCCTGCTTGCAATACTCAACAAGCACCTCTATATCCGTTGTTTCGCCCGCTTCGTCGTAGCCGATCTCTTGGTCCATAATTTGGATTTTTAGAATGTCAATTTCCGATAGTGTCATGATGTCCCCCTGTTGATTGCTAGTCGGTTAAGTAAAAGTATTTTTACTTTCTAAGAGTAGTTATCGTTCAAAATCGATTCGCAGTCAACAAAAAAACGTAAAATTATTTTTACTCTTTTGTTTCAGTGTGTTATCTTGTCAAATATGGGCGTGAAAGATGTCATTAAAATAATCCGGGAGAAAACAGGGTGGACCCCGAGTGAGCTTGCGCGCGCTTCAGGTATCTCGAAACAGATGATTCATCACTGGCAAAAACACGGCGCATCTCACGCGTCGATAAAGCACCTGATCAAATTACAGGAAGTGTCAGGGCTCAGTGTGGCGCAATTTTGGAAGCTGCTGAAAGATGAGCATGGGGCACTTGACGAATAGCAGGTGAGGCGCTGCATACTGGAAGGATGATAGAAACAACCGAGGCGCCTGCTAAGAAGAAAGCAGGACGGCCGAAAGGCGTCAAGAGAAGCGTAAAGAGACTCACACAAGGCGAGCTCGCCCTGGCTGTATTAGACTCAGCGCGCGGCATACCTCAGCACCAGATAGCTAAGAAGTTCGGGGTAGGTGAAGCCGCCATCTCGATGATATTGGATAAATTCAAGCCGGCCTTTGCTGAGCTGCAGAATGTTGAGGAATATCGCAAGGCTAAAGCTTCGCTGCTCGATAGTGCATCGCTCACAGTTTTGAAGGAGATAGTAAATCCGGTCAAGATAGAAGCCGGTGACGTTCGCGCGCTTGCGACCACCTACGACATTCTCAACAAACACTCGAGACTCGAGCGCGGAGAAAGCACTAGCAACGTCAGCACCCAGTCTATTCAGGTGACAGTATCAGGTGACGATTACGCCGAACGATAATTATATTTATCGCTCAATACCACGTAACCCCTTGAAACCGTTGGCCCCCTCGAGGCATGTACCCCTCCTATGCGTGCTAGCCTATGCTCCGTAGTCCGGGCGCGCGTGCGTGCGTGCCTGCCTGCGTATGTGTGAGCGTGTGTGTGCGCGCGTGTGTGTGCGTGCGCGAGAGGCTAGGCACACAGGGGGAGGGGGGTGCCGGGGTGGTGATTCATCGTCGCTCATCCAATCCTTAATTAAGACCCCTCTGAAAGTCCACCCAATTTTTATAGCGGCGCTCTCGTTCTTTTATTTCGCCACGGCTGTTTCCCTCGGCGCCTGACAATTTGCTTTACAGTGCAGTGTGTCCAGGGGTTAGCGCCAGTCTTAGTCTTTACCCCCATAGCTGTTAAGCGGGCAGCAATCTCTCGGAGCGAAACTCCCATTAGTCGCCAAATTATCACCGTTTTGACAACGTGCCATTCCTCCGGAATCCAGGCAAGGCGACGGTTGGGAGTTAGCTTATATCCGTATGGGATATGCCCTCCGGTCCACTGCCGTTTAGCTCTCATGCGGAGGGTGCGCTGTTTAGCCAGCTCGCCAGTTTTCCAATACCCTTTTTCGCCGTGAGCTTTTGGGTGGCAGTGGCCACATAGTGGGACTGTTTTTTTACCGCCGAGAGATTGTGGGACAACGTGATGGTTGTAGCTAGCTGGCTCGCCACATTCAAAGCACTGTTTGTTTTGATCAGATTGCAGGATCTTTATATCTCCTACCTACCTATCTCTTCTAGCTTCTCTGTCAGACGTACGCATCTACCAGCTATCTACGCCTACCTATGCTCTCATGGGGTGCATGACTAGGAAGTATAGTTTGGGATCGCCGTCTCCAACTAGGGATTCAGCGAAGTCCAAGCTATACAGTAACCGTCAGATGACTGAGGTTTGTGAAGTTGAGCCTTGTTGCCAAGGTAGGATGGTTAGAGTCCTCCCGTTTAGTCTCTGTCTGGTCGCCCTTGTCCTCGCCACTTGGATGCTCATGTTTCAGGCATCTGGCCATCGTAACCAAGTTACTGGGTACGACTACTCTATCCGACCTAACGGATAGCTTCAGAGGGGTTCACTAACTCAAGTCTCCAATGCTCTCCACCAACACTGGGACTTCGCGGGTCGGCAAAAACAATTAAACCGTTGCCGTGAGAGGGTCTGCCTGTCACCCCGGAGCTTACGCTTACCGGGCGCTCTATGTAGTAGTTTGAAGCTCAGTATGCTGACTACCCGCCACATACGTCGAAGCTGTCAGAAGTTTACCACAGGTCTGTAGTAATTCGTCCAGTAAAAAAGAGTGTTTTTTTTGCCGGTATTTTTGCCGGTGTGAATTACAATAGCGCTTGGGGGAATTTTGGTGGGAGTGATTGGAGGGATTGGGAGCGCAGGATAAGGGGCAGGAAGAGATCAAGTTAATCTTCCCCGTAGAGTTTGGGGAGCTGATAAAGAAACAACCGGAAGCGAAGCTTTGGGCGTATTGCTTGACTCAGGCGATAGCGACTGCCGTAGGGAGTTTTAGGACTAAGGACTTACGGGCGTGGGGTAGTCGTGACCGGTATTGGCTATTACAGGACAAGAGACATTACGTTGGGAGCTGTAGTTGGATTTGTGAGGTGCTGGGGATAGACCGGAGGAAGCTTATCCGGCATGTGATTAGAAACCGTCATACACTGAAGAAAAACCCTTACGTTTTAAGGATTCAGTATAATGACCAGTGAGAAGGCCCCAGCGTTAGAGATAGATGGGATTAAGTGGGACCCTGCACCTGGGATTCGCTACGCCTACGAGTATGAGCGTTTCTTTCGGGACTGGAAGGCTAAGGGCGCTACGTTTGAGAACTGCTGCCGCTGGATGCTCCAGAACGACCTGTGGTTCCTACTGTACTTTGGGATGAGGGTATCGATAGCTAACCACCCCTGGTGGGTGGATTGCTGCTTTGATGTGCAGTCGGGACCAAAGAGCCACACGCTAGATTTGTGGAGTCGCGAACACGGAAAGACCACCATCATCACTCAAGGCGAGACTATCAGGCAGATACTAAAGAACCCGGAGGAGAGGATAGGAATCTTCTCGTACTCGAGGCCAGCGGCGTTATCCATCTTGCGCGGTATTAAGCAGATACTTGAAGGGAGTGCCCTATTAAAGGCTTGCTTCCCCGATATTTTGTATCAGGAGCCCAGGACCCAGGCTGAGAAGTGGAGCGAGACTGACGGGCTTATAGTGCAGCGTAAGGGCTTTTATAAGGAGGCTACGCTAGAGGCTTGGGGATTGGTTGAGGGTATGCCGACCGGTAAGCACTTTAGTGGCCGGGTGTACGACGACGTGGTGACTGCTGACTTGGTGAACAGTCCCGATGTTATGGCGAAGCTAAAGGATAGCTTTGACATGTCTCAGAACCTTGGAACGATTGACGGGTGGCATAAGGTTATTGGCACGACGTACCACCATGAGGACCTGCTGGTTAATCTGAGGAACAAGGTTACGGCTGACGGAAAGCCTGTTTATCTGACACGGGTCAAGACCGCTACAGTTGACGGCACGCCTAACGGGAAGAGTGCTTATCTGCCAGAGGAGCGGTTAGCTGAGCTTAGGATTAACAAGCAGATGTTCTATAGCCAGCAGTTGTTGGACCCAACGCCTCAAGGAACCCAGAAGCTTGATAAGGATATGCTAAGGGAGGTGACTCCGGCTGAGATTCCACAGCGGTTATTTAAGTTCATGGCGATTGACCCGGCGGGGGAGAGGAAGAGTGATAAGCGGCAGGGAGACTCGTGGGCGATAGTGGTGGCTGGGGTTGAGCCCTTTAGAGATGACCTTGGAGCCAGCCGAGTTTACATCCTGGATATGGTTGTTGAGCCGATGACTGAAGCCGAGGCACTGGACGCAATCGTTCGGGTGTTTTTAAGGAACGGGCAGATAAGACAGATTGGCGTGGAAAAAGTCGGCATTAGTACCGCTGAAGTGCACATTGCAAAAGCCTTACATGCCCGAAACAGAAGTCTTACAGTGGAAAACAAGGGCCTTGTTGTGCTTAGACCGGGCGGTAGAAGCAAGCAACAGCGAATTGAGTCAGCATTACAATGGCCTTTGTTGAACGGAAAGTTACATATCAGCACGGCTGTTCCCAACGCTTACAGGGAAAGATTGAAATTAGAGATGCAGCGCTACCCTTTCTATCACGATGATGCACTGGATGCCGTGAGCTACATCTACGATATGTGTAAGGACTTTCGTTTCGGAAACTTTGTCACCTCTGATGAGGAGGACAAGTGGGCTAATAAGTTTGGGCAGAAGAAGCAAGGTGGCCCTGATAGTTGGTTGTACGTATGAAGGAGCTTAAAAAGCTATCCCGTTCAGGACTGGGCAGGGCGTCTCACAGTCACATTATCTACATAAACGATGAGAGTGGTGTTGGGCTTTGCTCTACAGAGCTTGGGCATACTCACGAGATTGTGTACCAGCCAGCGGTTGACCCGCAGATGGATGAGATGGGGAACGAGATTAGTCCGGGCTCTCCTGCCGGTTGGTTAGTAGAACCTGCGCTTGATGGGCACACTCATCAGATTGAGGATTATGTAGTTAAGCCAGCAAAAAAAAAGGAGGAGGACGCGCAGATCCTCTCTGACATACGCGAACTATTTAAGGCTGGACGCGAGCTTGAAAAGGATTCACTTGAAAAGGCAAAGGAGTCAGAGAAGTTTTATTCGGGCGACCATTGGGACGATACTGAAAAGCATAGGCTTGAAAGCTTGTCGAGAGCTGCGGTCACAATTAACAAGATTGAAAAGAACGTTGATCAGATTTGTGGTATGCAGCGCCAAGAGAGGACAGACATTCGTTACGTTCCTCAAGAGGGTGGTGACCAGAAAGTAGCCGACCTACTTAACGTTACGAGTAAGCATATTCTTAGCCGCTGCTTTTTCCCTAGAGAGGAATCTGCTGCGTTCGAGGATAGTGTTATTGCCGGGCGCGGACTTCTTAATGTTTACGTAAAGTTTGATAACGACCTTCGCGGGGAAGTGATAGTTGAAAAGTTTCCTTACCTGGACGTTGTTTTTGGCCCGCATGAGAAAACTGATCTATCTGACTGTGAGTATCTTATCAAGCATCGGTTCTTCTCTAAGGCTAAGCTAAAGCAGCTTTGGCCAGATAAGGCTGAGGAGATTGATAAGGACTACGAGGATTACATCCTAGCAGAGCCTCACGTTCAGTATGCTGCCGACCAGTATGGCAAGAGCGATAACGTGCAGGTTATCGGCGATGACGTAATGGTGGATATTGCCAGAAAAGAGTACCGAGTGCTCGAGTGCTGGAGAAAGGTTTACGAGAAGGCTTCGGTTGTAGCTAACGCGCAAGAGGACTTTTACTTCAACGCGTACGGCTGGGAGGCTAAGGACCTAAAGAGCGCAAGAACGCTCCCTGGTTTTTTTGTCATAGAGAACAACATTACCAAGATGCGAGTGACTAAGGTTGCTGGTGGGGTGGTGTTGTCTGATGAGTTCCCGGCTGAGCTTCCAGTCGATGATTACTTTGTTATTCCCATTTACGCTAAGAAGCGCGGTGTTAAGTTCTGGGGCAAGGTTGAGCCAGCAAAGGATGCTCAGAAGTATATCAATAAGCAGTATTCGCTAGCCTTGGATATCGGCAACAAGATGTCAGCTTATGGCTGGTTCATTGATGCTGGTACGTTCCCGGATAACGAGAAGGAGAAGTTTAAGCGGCTATCTAGCAGCCCTGGGTTTGTGGTTGAGGTGACTGACACCAATAGACCTCCTCAGCGCGTCGAGGGAGTTAAGTTCCCCAGTGAGCTTATCAATCTAATGGAGGTTGGTAAGAACGAAATCACTGAGCAGATGAACATCGTAAACAACCCAAACGGTGCTAACGAGTCTGCTAGTCTGTTTATCCAGAGAAGGAACGATAAGCTTTTAGGGTCGGAGTACCTGTTTGATAACCTGTCGTTCGCAAAGCAGAAGCTTGGACGCTTACTGATTAAACTTATTCAGAAGTATTACAACGCAGACAGAATTATTCGCATCGTGAGGAACGCTAACTCGAAAGAGCCGGTAGAGCTGGGAGGGCAGCCGGTTGATGAGTTTAGCGATGAGGATATCTCCATGATGCTTAGTACAACCGACCTAGAGCTGTATGACGTTGAGGTTACTGAGAGCACTTGGAGCCCAAGCATGAGACTAAGTACGTTCATGCTCCTCTCTGAGCTAGCTAGGGGTGGCCAGCCGATACCGCCAGAAGCACTCCTTGAGTTTGCTGACATGCCAGCAGATGTTCGTACTAAACTGGTTAGTATGATGGCAGAGCAAGGACAAGCCCAGGCGCAAGCAGAACAGGCGAAGGCAGATGCAGAGATACAAAAGACTCTGATAGCCCAAGGGCAGATACCGCCGTCGGTACAAGAAAAATTTCTTATCCAACAACCGCAAGAAGCACAAGCCCCGATCGAGGCCAATCAAGGTCCGGGGATAATGTAAGGTGATGGATGGAAGGTGACAGCGTAGAGACAACTCAAGAGGGAACGAGTCAGGAGTTCGTTGAGCTACATGAGGCAAGCGATGAGGACATCGAGGCGTTTTTAAGCGGCTCGGAAGAATTAGAGCAAGCCCCAGTAGAGCAGCCGCAAGCTGACCCCGAAGCACAAACAGAACAGAAGAGCGACCCGCTACCAGAGCAGCCAAAGAAGCCAGAAGCTCAAGTGAGCCGAGAGGACTATGAGGCTTTAAGGAAGCGAGTCGAAGGACAGGAATTACTCTTAAAGAGACGCACAAGCGATCTCGCAGAGGTAAAGAAGCAGCTTCGGGAGTTCATAGCTCACAATACTCAGAATCTTGACGAACAGTGGTTAGAGTCACCGACTCAAGCCTACGCCAAAGCGCGGCAGGTAGAGATGGCTCAACAGAAACTTCAAGAGGCAGAGGCAGAAGAAGAGGCTTTAACCAATGCACACCAAGCACAGGTGCTATTACAGCACCATGTAGGGCAGGACAAGTTTGACGTGGAAGCCGTTGCTCAATCACTGATTGAGGATGGTATGCCGGAGGAGTTTATAAAAACCTTCGTGTCTAATCCGTATCAAGCAGCCTTGCCTGAGACACTGATTCAGCTAGCCAAGAGAGCCAGTGCTGAGAAGAAGGTTCGAGAGATGGAGAAAGTAATCCAGCAGATCGTTCCTTACACTCGCCAGCTTTTAGAAGAGCGGAAGCAGTTACCTCAAAATGTGCTGAAGAATGTGTCATCGGCTCTGCGGCAGTCACCCCAAGTAACAGGTTCAGCGGGTGGTACTGGACAGGCAGCGGGAAACCGAGCTGTTGATCCGTCTTTGATGAGCGACTCTGAGTTGGAGGAATTCCTGAAAGGCTAAAAACTTTTAGGGATGAACAATGGCCAAATCGTCATTTTCAACTTCTAACGATCTTACAAAAAAGGCGTGGGAAGAAAAACTATACCGCGACTCTGTAAAAGAGGCGTATTTCAGCAAGTTCCAGGGCTCAGGATCGGATTCGATCGTGCAGGTCAAGGAGCAGCTAACAAAAGATAAGGGCGACAAGATTACCTTCGGTCTCCGTATGAGGCTTTCCGGCGCAGGTGTTGTGTCTGGTCAGATTCTCGAAGGAAACGAAGAGAGGCTTGTTACTCACAGTAACTCAGTAACCCTTGAGCAGTATCGTCATGCCGTTCGTGATGATGGAGCTATGTCTCGCCAACGCGCGATGTTCTCTATCTCGGATGAGGCTCGTTCTGCAATCAAGGATTGGATGTCTGAGAAGGTTGACCAGCTCGCATTTGACGCTATCGGCGTTGGTGCAGGAGCTACGGTTGATCCTTCCAAGATATTCTACAAGACGGGTGCTAGCACCTTCTTGGCTACTGGAACAGCAGCGACAGCAAAGAGCGCACTTGTAGCAGCAGATTCAAAGCTAACTTTGAACTTCATCAGCTTCATTAAGGCATTTGCTAAGACTGGTGGAAACCGCACGTATGTTCCTCTTCGTCCTGTAAAGGTTGAGGGTAAGGAGTACTACGTTCTCTTGGTTCACCCTGATGCTTTGTTCGACCTGAAGGCTTCTTCAGAGTACCAACAGGCTCAGCGTGAGGCTCAAGAGCGGTCGAAGCAGCATCCACTTTTTGTGGGCGCAACTGCATTGTGGGACGGAGTCGTTATCCACGAGCATGAGAACTGCGCTATCGCAACAGACGGTGGTGGAGCTTCGGTTCCTTGGACTAAGGCTGTATTCATGGGCGCTCAGTCGCTTGTTTGGGCTTGGGGTCAGCGTCCTGAAGTAATTCAGGAGACGTTTGATTACAAGAACGAGGAAGGATACGGAATCTCGATGATTGCTGGTGTAGCTAAGTCGAAGTTTAACTCGCTCGATTACGGTTCTCTTGGAGTTTATCTCTCAAGAACTAACGTAGCTGGCGCGTAATTAGGGAGGACTAGAATATGCCAACATATAGAACGGCTGGTGTTGCTGCTACTAGACAAGCTCGTGCGGGGATCGATGCGACTTCGCAGACTGAGAGTCTTACTATCGGCACAAACCTTTTAGCGAATGACATTCTTGAAATGATAAAGGTTCCGGCTGGAGCCACAATTCAGGAGATCGTTCTGTCAACAACAGCTTCTCTTGGTGCTACTAGCACTGTAGAGATTGGTGACGGTGGAGATACGGATCGTTTCTTCGCTGCCGCTAACTTCGGGAATGGAGCTGCTAGTTTGGTGCGTCTTAGCAACCCGATTGGTCACGGATATAAGTATACATCCGATGATACCATCGACGTTAGGATTGCTACCAACGGTACTCCGGCTACCGGAGCTGTAGTGACTATGACAGTCGCTTACACGATGCAGTAGGTTGTACGGGGAGGGCTCTTAGGGGCTCTCCCCTTTTTTGATTAGGCGATATGGCTCTTAGCGACTACGACTTTAACGCTACCCGTAACGAGATAATCGAGCGGGCTTACAGAATCATAGGGAAGAACGACCCAGGCGACCCGCTATCCGGCGAGATGATGACTCAGGCCATAATCGCTCTAAACTCAATGGTGAAGAGCTGGCAGAGTAAGCATGTATTCCTTTGGACTATAAAGGACTTTACTCAAGCTCTCTCCACGGGCGTAGCAAGCTACTCCTTAGCTGCCTCAGACCCGCCCATATACGCGATTGATAGAGCTTATTTGCGGATTGATAACATTGATCACCCAGTTGATGTAGCCTCGTGGCGTCAGTATTGGGACATAGAGGATAAGGCTTCAACGGGCGACCCTACAATAGTAGCTCTGGACAACCAGATTACTCCGACAATGTATGTATGGCCGGTCCCTGCTCAGTCAAGAACGCTCAAATTCACAGCACTGGTAAAGCTAAAGGACTTTGATACCGCTGGAGGCAATCCAGACTTCCCAGTTCGCTACCTAGACGCCCTGACATTCGGACTAGCTCATGCCTTATCCTTTGAATACGGCCTTCCCCTAGCAGAAAAGCGGGAGTTAGAGCGGCAGTACCAGGCAGCTTTCCAAGAGGCTAAGAGCGGGGAGCGCGAGCGGGCCGAGTTTGAGTTTTGTGACGGAGCATTTAAGTAATGGCAACAGCGGTACAGGTAGAGTCTCTCTGGAATGGACTGACTGACAACAATGGACAGCCACTGGCTGCTGGAAAGGTCTACACTTACTCGGCTGGGACGACTACCCCCGTATCCTTATTCACTGCTTCTGACAAGTCTACCTCCGCTACTAATCCACTCATCCTAGACGGTAACGGCAAGGCGCAGGTTTGGGCTGATGGTCGATATAAGTTTGTTGTTAAGACTAGCGCAGATGTAACGTTGTATACACTGGACAACTTGCTATATGGGTTTGACGACACGACTGTGTTGTATGGTGGAACCTCTACCGGGTCTGCCAACGCTCAAGTAGTAAGCGTCCCTGCTACGGTGACAAGCTATGCCAATGGACAGACAGTCTCGTTTGTTGCTGGTTTTACTAACACTGGCGCTACTACTCTTCAGTTCAATAGTCTTTCAGCAGTTAATCTTGTTAAGGGACCCACACCTTCTAGCCTCCAATCAGGAGACCTGATAGCTGGACAGCTATACACGGCAACTTATCACGGAGGCGCTTTTCGGCTACAAGATTATCCGTCTGTTGCTGACGTGCAGAGGTCTCGATATGAGTATGCTGCAAGCGTGTCGGGGACAAATACAATTACGGCGACTCTCACTCCCGCGCCAAACGCGTATGAAACTGGGATGCTTGTAAGGCTTATTGCTGCTGGTGCAAATACTGCCGCCGTTACCCTAAACCTTAACAGTCTAGGAGTTAAAACCGTTCAAAGGCAAGGCACCGCGCTGGTTGGTGGAGAGATTAAGGCGGGCGATGTGCTCGAGCTTTTGTATGACGGCACTCAGTTCCAGCTCTTAAACTTTGATTCAAGTCCATTGCTGTTAAATAAGACAACGAACCAAATCACAAGCGTTTCATCGGGAAGCGCCTCAGCTCCCGCGTTTTGTCCCGGCAATGACCTCGATACCGGCATGTACTCTGCTGGTGCTAACTATCTTGCGTTTTCTGTAAATGGTGTTCGGCGCTTCTACTCTACTGGTGGTGCTTTTGCTGTTGAGAGTAACATAGCTAGCGGCTATGCAATGGTTGTAGGCAATGCTGATACAGGCGTAAATAGCTATGGTCTAATTGTAGATGGAGCAAAAAATCCTTACGCTCTTGCTGTCAGAGATAACACCAACACTTATAGGCATATCTGGAACGCTGACGGGTCCTTTACCATTGGTGGCAGTGCTAACGCGCTAAACTGCAATGCTCTTGGCGATATAATGATAAACAAGCCATTAGCCAACATTACTACTGCTGGTGTACACTTTACCAAGTCTGGTAATGCTGCAAATCCTGCTTCGATGGTGATGGTAAAGACCGTTAGCGGATTGGTGAACTCTATTGTCAACTACTATGCTGGCGCTTACGTCGGAGGAATGGACTTTGACAATACGACTACCTACTTTCCTGCGCCGTCTGACTATCGATTAAAGGAGAACGTAGTTCCTCTTTCTGGGGCTCTTACGCGATTAAATCAATTAAATCCGGTGCGGTTTAATTTTATCGCTGAGCCAGATAAGACTGTTGATGGTTTTATTGCTCACGAAGTTGCGACTGTGGTTCCCAATGCGGTACTTGGGGAGAAGGATGCTGTCAAGGAAGATGGCAGCATGAAAATACAGTCACTTGATCAAAGCAAGTTAGTTCCATTACTTGTTGGTGCGCTACAGGAGCTTTCCGCAAAGGTAGTGGTCTTAGAAGCTCGAGTGTCGCAGCTTGAAACAGCGGAGGTTCAAGCCTAATCAATGCCAACCGTCAAGATTCCCATCTTTGCTCCGGTTCAGAAGGGCGTAGACGGTATAGAGCTTACCGATGAGAACTTCTCGCTTTTTGATGGATACCGCACTCTAGGCGGTGGAACAATAAAACGACCTGGCTCAAAGGCTATTTTTACCGCTAGTGCTGCTACTGGCGTTGGCGTCGACGGGTTATTTTATTGGGCAGAAAAAGATGTAGTGATGATGGTAGCTGGCGGGGATATCTATCAGCTCACATACGTATCTAATACCCCAGTAGTTACCAAGCTAACTACTACGCCGCTTCTCAATCAAGGCACACCCGTATCGATGGCAGTGGATGGAACTAACTTCTATTGTGCTAACGGCGGTAGGATTGTCTATACTCCAATAAGCGGCACTCCTGCTTACATAGCAGACCCAGATGCTCCGACTACGGTAAGTCAGATTGCTTTTGTTGATGGCTATATTCTTGCAATAGACAATACCAATAAGTTCTATGGGTCTGACGTCAACGCAGGAACTAGCTGGAACGCTCTTTACTTTGCTTCTGCCGCTGGTAGTTCCGACCTTATCTCAGCATTAAAGGTCTACAATAGAGAGGTCTATTTGTTCGGCCAGCGCAGTATTGAGATATGGGAAAACGATCCAACGTTATTGTTTCCATTTGTACGAATCCCTGGCGGCTTTATTCAATCTGGCTGCTCTGCGCCTCACGCAATTATTGAGGATGAGAATAGTCTTTACTGGCTAGACGATAAGCGTAGGCTGGTTCGCTTTGCAGGTAAGAGCGTTGAAAGGCTAAGCACTAAGTTTGATAGAGAGCTTCAGGGCTTGAGTAAAGTCTCAGATGCTATCGCTCAAAAGATTCAGATTGATGGCTACGTATTCTTTATATTCTCGTTCCCGTTTGATGGCAGGACTCTTGTATATAACCAGACAGTCGATGACTGGGGCGAGTGGGGTAAGTGGAATTTAGCAGACGCCAAGTACGAAAGATGGGTTGGCAACTGCTATACGTATGCTGAGAAGTGGGGACTTCACCTTATAGGGCGCAGGAATACTCAGCAGGTATGCAGCCTAAGCAAGAACCACGCCGATGACGATGGCGACATCATACGGCTAGCAAGAACTACTGGTCACATTGATAACGGTTCGTCTCAGACTAAGCAGTGTAACGAGGTGCGGTTTCGAGCAAAGAGAGGCAAGGGATTATCGGGTAGGACTCCTAAGCTGATGCTCAGGTACAAGCTAGACAATCGCTCGTGGTCAAACATTAAAGAGTTCTCTCTAGGCGATATAGGTGAGTACGACCTGGTTTTAAGAGACTTACGACGCCACCAGTACAGAACTAAGCAGTATGAGTTCACGGCTACGGATGCGGTAGACGTAGTGTTCTCGAACGCTGAGGAAGATGTAGAGGTGCTTCGATGACGATAAGACGCCCTCCAAGAGAGTCTACTGACAGCTTTCGAGATAGGAAGTGGAAGGAACAAGCCTTCTATGACGCAAACCGTCCAACCGGCGCACAGGGTATTCAGGGTCCCCCAGGTCCAGCAGGTCCAACAGGTCCTCAAGGTCCAACAGGTCCACAGGGTCCACAAGGTCCGGCAACGGTAACGGTTGGCACGACAACATCCACAGCATGGGGCAATCCTCCAACAGTAAGCAACGGTGGCACCAGTGGGAATGTAGTGCTGAATTTCGTTATTCCAGAGGGGCCTCCTCAAGAAGAGGAACCCGGCCCGGCGTTTACCTACACTTCTGGGCTTGTAACCAGGATTGATTACGACAGCGGCAACTACAAGGTGTTGACCTACACAAGCGGGGTGCTCACTCAGGTCGATTATCACAGGGGGACTTCGATAATAAGAAAGACATTCTCCTATAACGGAGATGGAACATTAGCCGAGATAGTTCAGACGACGTTGTGATATGCCGACAGCAGGAATATACGACATATATCCAGCACCATCCGGCTCTACTGGCGCCGATTCGTCATACCCCATCCCTAGTAATCTTTTGGACTACCTTTCAGATTCGGGGAAGAGTTCCCTACTATCGGTGTCAAACATTGGAGCGTCTACGCTTGCCAAGGTGCAAACTTCTCTTGAGGTAATCGACAACCTAACAGACTTTGAAACCTACCTCCTCGACGGAGCGGCTCTTGATAGTCTGGCTAATGGCGCTACCTCCGCAACTTTTGCCTATCCCAACGTCGGAACATCTCGCTTTGTTCGTGTCGTAGTCATCCTTGGTGAGATTACACCAACAGGCACTCCTAGTGTAGAAATAGTAAGTGGGCTAACTGCGTATACTCTTAGTGTCTTAACGGCGACTAGCGAGAAGAGGTTAGAGTTTAATGATATTCCGGAAGCGTTTGTGAATAGCTTTTCAGTGGTCAATAAAACTGGCGTTCCCTTTGCATCATCAGGCAATAGCGTAGTGGTGGTGGC